TAGCGCGAACATCGCTGGCGTTGTCTTCCGGGGCGCCCTGCGCCTTCGTGGGATGTACGTCGTAAACGGCGCGAACTCTGGGATTGTGACCTTCCGTGAGGGCTCTGCTGCGGGTGATATTCGTATGCAGTATCGCACCTCTGGGACGGCGGCAAGCACCGAGTTTCCTTCGATCCCTGACTACGGGATTCGCCATGAAGGGGGCGCCTACGTGCTGTTCGATCAGGCTACCATGGCCTCCATGACGGTGTTCTACAGCTAATGCGTGCGGACTACAAAAAGGGGGGATCGGTAAAGTCCCCCGCGTGGACGCGCAAAGAGGGCAAGAACCCGAAAGGGGGCCTCAATGCCAAGGGCCGTGCTTCTGCTAAAAAGCAGGGTATGAACCTGAAGCCGCCGGCGCCGAACCCGAAGACGAAGAAAGACGCAGGACGCCGTAAGTCATTCTGTGCCCGGATGTCCGGCATGAAGAAGAAGCTCACGAGCGAGAAGACGAAGAACGATCCGAACAGCCGGATCAATAAGTCACTGCGGGCTTGGAACTGCTAAGTGCCATCAAAGAGCGACAAGCAAAAGCGTTTGATGGCGGCAGTTGCCAACAACCCTGAGTTTGCAAAGAAGACAGGCATCCCACAATCCGTGGGTAAAGAGTTTGAGCGCGAGGATAAGAAGATGGCAAATTGCCCGTCCAAGAAAATGAAGAAAGGCGGTATGGCTAAGATGATGGGGGGTGGCATGATGTCTGGCCGTTCTCAGCGCCGCCGTGATGCAATGCGCGACGAAGAGCGCCGCATGGGCAATATGCCCATGATGAAGAAAGGCGGCAAGGTCCGTGGCGCCGGTATGGCTAAGAAGGGCGTCCGCCCCTGCAAGATGCGCTAGGAGACAAATCATGGCGAAGACGACTGCACCACGTAGCGTAGCAGGACCTAACACGTCCAAAGTGCAGAAAAAGATGGTCAAGCGGACCCGGAGTCAGTCTCCGCCCTCCGCAGTGTCCAAGGCCGAGGTCGAGCGCCGCCGTAAAAACCCAAACCTGCGCGATGAACAGATCGAGATTGAGCGTATCACTAACAAGCGACTCGCAGAGCGCAGGCAGAAAGAACTAGCTCGCGCTGGTGCCAAGGACCTCGCTGCAAAACGCGCAGGCCGCGAAGCCGGGGAAGCTGCAGGCAAGCGAATGACTCAGGCCGCTACTAAAGCGCTTACTAGGGGTGTTCCCGGTTTAGGCGCCGCGCTGACCGGTGCTGAGATGCTTGAAGATTACGTTGGGTCTCGTGCCGAAGCCGATAGAGCCGCCCGTAGGAGCTACAACGAGCGCGCCAGCACCGACCGAGATACCGCAGCTCGTGGGGTCCGTGAGGCCATGTCCGGTGACCGTATGCGCCGCCTGCAAGGCGAAGGCATGAAGAAAGGTGGCGCCGTCCGTGGCTGTGGCAAAGCCCAGCGTGGTAAGGGTAAAGCCCGCATGATTAAGATGAAAGGTGCGTAATGCGCTGCTACTACAAGAAAGGCGGAACGGTGAAGGACGATTGCTACCGCAAGGTGAAGCGGCAGTATAAGGTGTTTCCCTCTGCCTACGCATCGGGCGCCATCGCCAAATGCCGGAAGAAGAAAGCTCGTGGCGGTTCGTAAGACTAAGAAAGGCGCGGCTCTCAAGCGCTGGTTCAAAGAGGACTGGAAGGATGTCCGAACCGGTAAAGAGTGCGGTCGCCAAAAGGGCGAGAAGCGCGGGACTCCGTACTGCCGCCCGTCAAAACGCGTGTCGTCAAAGACGCCCAAAACGGCATCGGAGATGACGGCTGCTGAGAAGAAGAGCAGGGTGTCGCAGAAGAAGAGTCTCGGCCAGCCAGCAGGCAAACCCCGCCGTGTGAAGCCTCTGCAGAGGAAGAAGTAATGGCAAGGCGTCCGACGAGTGCACGAGGGTCAGCAATCGCCAGCGGGTATAAAGACCCGAAAGAGTGCCCTATTGCCACGACGGACGTGCATGTCAACCTCAAGAACCGGAACCACGCCATTGAAGAGTATGGCTATGGCCCGATGAACCCTGAGGAGCCCAACGAGAAGTTCTGGAAGCGACTCGGCAAGCTGTGGGACATCACCCCGGAAGAGGCTCAGAAGTCCCGTTGCGGTAACTGCGCTGCCTTTATTCAGACGCCGAAGATGATGGCCTGTATCAATGGCGGTATGGCAGGTGACGAAGAGTTTGAGATGGCGGACGCTGAGTCCGTATCTGAGGCAGCTAACCTAGGATACTGCCAACTATTTCACTTCAAGTGCGCAGGCTCTCGTACCTGTGATGCTTGGCTGGTCGGAGGCCCCGTAACCTGATGGCTACTTCAGGCACCACAGCGTTCAACATGGACTTCACGGAGATCGCCGAGGAAGCATGGGAGCGTGCCGGACGGGAAATGCGCTCTGGCTACGACCTGCGTACTGCTCGTCGCTCCATGAACCTCATGACCATCGAATGGCAAAACCGGGGGATCAACCTCTGGACCATCGACGAGGGCACCGTTTCCTTGGTCAGCGGCACGGCCCAGTACACCCTGCCCACCGACACCGTTGACCTGCTAGAACAAGTTATCCGTACGGGAAGCGGTACGACGCAGCAGGACCTGACCATCAACCGGATCAGCGTCAGCACCTACGCCTCTATCCCTAACAAGACGACAACCGGGCGCCCGATTCAGTTCTGGATCGAACGCCTTGTGGATGCGCCCAGGATCAACGTCTGGCCCGTGCCGGACAGCAATGACTACACCTTCAAGTATTGGCGGATGCGTCGCATCGAGGATGCTGGGGCCGGTGTACAGACCGCAGATATGCCCTTTCGGTTCCTCCCCTGCTTGGTGGCAGGGCTGGCCTATCACATTGCTATGAAGGTGCCGGAGCTGGCGCAGCGCATCCCCATGCTGAAAGCGACCTACGAGGAAGAATTTGACCGGGCAGCGAGCGAAGACCGGGTGAAGACCAACGCCCGCTTTGTGCCCCGCATAGGACGTATCTGATGAGTAATCGGTTCGCTTCTAGCCAGCGAGCCCTTGGTATCTGCGATGTCTGCGGGTTCCAGTACAAGCTGCGCGAGCTACGGAATGTCTTCGTCAAGCGCCGGGATACGAACATCAAGGCCTGTCCTGAGTGCTGGGACCCCGATCATCCGCAGTTACAGTTGGGTGAGTACCCGGTGGATGACCCGCAGGCGATCCGAAATCCACGCCCTGACAGTCCAGAATACGCGCAGAGTCGTGCTAACATCATCCCAGTGCTTTCCGTACCTTGTGCGGGGTTTGTGGGCACAGTGACCGTAACGATCACTTAGGAGTAGGACATGAAGGTCAAAGACACTGGCAAGACCAAGAAAGTGCCGAACCCGAAGATCAACCAGCCGATCAACATGAAAACGTCTGGGATCAAGATTCGTGGCACCGGTGCGGCTACCAAGGGCACCATGGCTCGGGGGCCGATGGCGTAAGCCATGAACTACGTAGAGCTGACAACGAACATAGAAGACATCTGTGAAACGTCGTTCACGGCGGATCAGTTGGCTATGTTCACGCAGCAGGCCGAGCAGAAGATTTACAACACTGTTCAGATTCCTGCCCTGCGTCGTAACGTGACGAGTGCCTTCACGTCGGGTAATCAGTACCTCGCTACGCCCTCGGACTTTCTTTACGTCTACAGCGTGGCCGTGGAAGACGGGAGCGGGGACTACAACTTCCTGCTCAACAAGGACGTGAACTTCATCCGTGAGGCTTACCCCAACGCGTCGTCTACGGGACTGCCGAAGCACTATGCCAACTTTGATGATGACTTCTTTATCGTAGGCCCGACGCCCGACAGCACCTATACGGTTGAGCTGCACTACGGCTACTACCCCGAGTCCATCGTGACTGCTGGGACGACGTGGTTGGGTGATGAGTTTGATTCGGCATTGCTTAACGGCGCGCTGGTAGAAGCCATCCGCTTCATGAAGGGCGAGCCGGATATTATTCAGAACTACGAGAAGTTATATGTTCAGGCCATCGGCCTCCTGAAGATGCTTGGGGATGGTAAGCTGCGTGAAGATACTTACCGTTCTGGGCAATATAGGATGCCGGTGAGCTAATGTTTAAGGTTGATGTTTCGGTTTCCCCGGAGCCGATTGTCGCGGTTCACACGACCGATAACCGGGGGTTCACGCCAGAGGAAGTTGCTGCGCGTTGCGTCGATAAGTTAATGAGTGTGTCCGACACGGCCCACCCGCTGATTAAAGATCAAGCTCGGG